TGACGCACCAAGACTTACTGTAGACACAGTGAAAGGAGACCCTGAAACCGCTGTTTCTAACTTAGAATCAACTGGAATTGATAGCTCATATGCAGCTACATACTGGCCTTGGATTCAAGTTGAAGACATCAACACTGGACGTTACGTATACATGTCTCCGACATACGCTGTAGTACGTGCAATGGCCTTTACTGATAACAAATATCAATCATGGTTTGCACCAGCAGGTCAGATTAGGGGTGTTATGCCAGGAAACGTTATCAGAGCAGACGTTAAGCTTACAAAGTCTCAGCGTGATACTCTATATGCAGGTAGAATCAACCCAATCGCGACATTTACTCAGAGTGGAGTTCAAATTCAAGGCCAGAAAACATTGCAAGTTAGAGAGTCTGCACTTGACAGAATCAATGTAAGAAGGCTGATGTTGAGAGTTCAGAGGCTTGTAGCAGCTGCATCACTTACACTGTTGTTTGAACAAAACGACCAGACAGTAAGAGACCAGTTCTTAGCGAAAGTTGAGCCGATTTTGCTTCAAATACAAAATCAAAGAGGTATCTCAGCTTTTAAAGTCACAATGGATGATTCTAACAATACGTCAGACACAGTCGATAGAAACATGTTAATTGGTAAGATTCAAATCAAGCCAACAAGAGCGGTAGAGTTCATAGACTTAATATTCCAAGTCCTTCCGACTGGGGCCCGATTTGAGGATTTTTGATAACTAACTTGTAATAATCCACTTAAGATTACATAATATACAGGGGCTTGCCATCACGGTGAGCCCTTTTTTTGTGCGTGCAGCTTTTCCCTAATCTGTGTTGAGATTTTTTTCCGCTATATTTGCATATATCTTTTCGAACTGAGCCAGTCTACTCATTGGGGTAAAAAGAGTTTTGTACCAACGAAGTGAAAACTGGTATGGTGAGTCTTTCAAAATCCTCTCAAATTTTTCCTGAGTAACTTTGGTCGGCAAGATATCTTGTATCTCCTCCGAAGTCAGCGTGGTGTTGACTTCAATCTCTCTATAGGTGATGTCTTCAGTCAGATTGTCCACAAACACAAATGTTTTCATAAAAGGAGCTAGGTGGAGAAAATTAAGAATGTGATGGACTTCATCTGCAAGCCTATCTTTGGGGTACGACTTTGCTTCTCCAAAAGGTATTTTGAAACTATCTTCCATTCTTTTTTTCGCGAGCTCTAATGCTTCGCCTTTATATCCATGCTCAGACAGTATGGAGGCGATTGTGGATATTGTAACATCTTTCGGTATCCTCTTGCGATTTGACGCAAGAGAGTCGAATACGCCAGGTACAATGGAGGCGATTGATTTAACGGTTTCTCTAGATATTGGATACATGCTTTAATATACGGGGAAAACAAATAAGAGTTACATGAAACCAAACTCTCAATCTTGCGTATATATGGTAACATGAAAATTATTAGCAAGTATAAAGACTATTATGATTATCTTGTAGACCATTACGGGATAGATGAAAAAGTCACAATCGACCGAACCAAAGGCTTTGTGCCTTTTGTTTCAAACCCAACGCGAGAAGGCGAATTCAGCGTGGCTCAAGTAGCTGTGTGCGGAATGCTTCACTCAGGGCTTATTGACCATAAAGGTGTAATTCACTGGGGAGACAGTGCTATTCCTTTCGGAAAAATGCGTTCAAAAAGTTGGCTGGATGATGGGTTGAAAATGCTTTATTTTGATGCTGGTTTAAAACGGAAAGACCGAATTGACCCCAAACCAGCTCCAACTGACCTTAACGCGAGAGAAAATTGTGCTGTTGTTTGGGTTACGGGCTATAGTAGTCAAGATACTAAGAATTGGCCAAAACTTGAGGTTGTGAATTTCGCTGGTTATATTCCTGCAGAAGAGATGTTTCAAGAAATTTATAGTTGGATGAGTGCTCGCAACGAACCCGACACCACCGACACACGAGATGATGCCACAAAATTATTGAACGCAGGGTTCGATAAAAAGAAATCTTTTAGACACAGAAAATGAGAAAAGCATATAGTGAAGTCACAGTGATTGGCGAAGATAGTAAAATACAAGGCTTATGCCTTGGATATGACCATTGCTCCGAACATGAATGGGGAATAAAGGGCATTCGAAGAAAACTAGAGCAAAACGACAGGGTTTATAATAAAACCCTGGGTATTGTCACTAAAAGTGTTTTAGGGGCAGAAACCAGGATGGTTCACAACTACGAAAACATTGTGTTGGGTAAGTTTGATTATTGGCATCGAAAAGGGACTCAAATAAGTCACGAGAAAAAAAATGGATACAAAAAGAAAATTGCTTTTTTTCTCGAAACAAAAGGCATATCGATTTATGCTGATGACCAAGAAAGTGCTTTAAGGGAAGGGCGATGTAATATGCTTTCTTATTATGAACTAGAAAGAGAAGAGCCACCAGAAGGGTTTCTTTGGTCTGAGTGGGATGAAAACAATCTCAGAGCAGTGTTTACCAATGAAGATATTTTTGACGCCCTAAAGGATGTGATTAAATCAAAAAATTTACTTGTAGGATTAGGAGGTAGTTTAAACCCATTTGCAGGAGCGGGATTATATATCTTGGATTTTAGAGCTTATTCAGAAGATGATGTTAAGGAAATGGCTCAAGCAGACCTGAACCACATCAACATGTTAGAATATGCGCGACTCACAATGATTGAAAAGCGTTTGAAGAAAGCTGGTAAGAGTTGGTTTGCTTTATCTCCAAAAAAACTGAATAAGGAGGATATGGAAAAACATAAAACCAAATTCAGCGTCATTTTTTGGCTGAATCCAACTGAACAAAGAATTGTTAATTATGGCTGGTTTACTGTTGAGGAGTTGAGGATGTGGATAAAAGGAAAAGGGCCTATAGTCAAGCAGGATGAAGTGGCATAGAAAAATAGATTTAGAAACCCTAAGGAATTCAGTTTTTGTCGTGTCTATAAATATTTTGGCATATAATACATTGCTTGATAAAGGTGGAGATAATGTAGAAAATCTTATACTAAATTCTCAAAAAACTCTTTCGGAAGGGCTAGGAATTGACAGCAATGAATATCTTCCAAGTATTCGTCTCAGCTTTTTTGAAGAGGACCGAAAAAAAACTCAAATAAGTTTTGGGTTTTATAAAAAAGTTGACGGGCTTAGGAGTGTGGCGACTCATTTTATATTCAACTCAGATTATATTAAGACGTATCTTAATTTGGAATGATGTCTGGCGGTATTTCGATGTTGATGTATCCTTGCTGAGGAATGGATAATCTATTTCCACCGTTGTAATAAAGCTGAAATTCTCCTCTGTATTTACCAGCTTCGTTTGTATCCACAGCCGCCCAATTGTATTGGATTGTTCCGCCTGATATAGATTGTAGCGAGCCAGCGGCTCCAGCTACTTTGTAATTCCCATGTCTATCCACCATTGAAAATGTAACAGCGGTAGCCCCAGTCATGTTGAATGGTATCCTAGTCGTGAGATTGGAGTAATCAAACACACAAATTCGCAACACTGGCAGAGTATCGTTTTGCTTGATGATGAAATCTCTTTGACTTAAAGGCATTATGACGTTGTGAATTGGTTACTAACTACTGTAAAATCTAGTGGTTTGTTGTTAAGCATTTCTACTTCTATTTCTCGTCCCACTGTCGGAGACATCTTAAACTTGAATCGGGTATACTGTAACTTTACTGGGGAATCAGCAGTGTACTTAACTCTCCAATAAATCTCGTAATTATCATCTGTGTTATAGAGAATCTCGTCGAGGTCTGCGAAATAGAATCCTACTTCTTGATTTGTTATTGTTGCTCCTGATTCCACAAGGGAATCACCAGTCGATGCGTTGTATACATCAGCAGTAAGAGATGCTGGGTTTATAACTGTATATGACTCGATGTTTGTACCCCCACTGTTTGAAAACGTGAGTACTCTGAATCGTCGGTATATCTTTATAACTCCAGCCATAATATATCACACAAAAAACCCTACTGTGAGGGTTTTTGTGTGTTTTGTTGTGAATTTCTTAATTACTGAGAATACACCTGTCTGGTTGGAGGGTCAGGGTAGGCATAATCAAATCATCAGAACTATAATCGTAATCTCCAAAGCTTGCGTCTACTATTTGGCATCCGATAAGGGTCCATTTTTGAATTTCAACTCCAGGTCCGTCTACCCCTTTCAGTACAAGGTTCTTTTTGTATCCAACTGCGTATCCGCCACGTCCCGTAGCTGATTCAAAGTGAAGTCGTACCCACTCCATCAATTTTTGAGTCGTAGAGGGACCAATCACGTCAATGAATGAAACCTCCATTGTTTGCCATACGGCTCTACCAGCGACGAATGTCGAAGTATTCATGTATGGTATCTCAACTGATTTGATGTTCAGTGAAGGCGCTTTCGTAGTTTGAACCATATACGAATCGATAGCAAGCTCCGTTGGGAACTCTAGCACAAATCGATTTTTTAATTTTGGTTCCTGCTCGATAGGAACAGGTCGAAACATATCTGCCATTATTGTAGCTTTTATTGTTATTTCCTATAAATAGCTGGCAGAAAAAAGTTTTGTAGCGGCTTGAGATATTAGTTTACCTATTTATTAAAAAGAGTACTTAAGAGTGTGTTTATAATACATTTTTAGATTAATCTAAATAGGTATTTACCATTATCATTTTTAAGCTTATATAAGCAAGGTTTTAATAGTTACACAAATGGAACGTAAAATAAAAAGAGCTCTTTGTCTTTCTGGTGGAGGTTCAAAAGGAGCTTGGGCAGGAGGTGTGATTCAATATCTTACTGAGGACTTAAAGCTCGACTACGACCTTTACGTCGGAACATCCACTGGAAGCTTGTTAGCTCCGCTTACTTCTATTCGTGAAATAAGCACTTTAAAAGAAGGTTACACCAGCGTAAGCGCTGATGACATATTCTCTTATAATCCATTTAGAAAAGACGGAAGTCCCAGTTATCTTAAAATGGCTTATAGAATAGCTACTTTAAAAACAACTTTAGGCGAGAGCGAGGGTTTATTAGAACTTATTAAAAAGTTTTTCAAAGAAAAACACTATGACAAACTCACTAGTGAGGGAAAGGAAGTAATTGCTGCAGTCGCAAATATTACTGATGAAAAAATTGAATACATGTCATCAAAAGATTGGGGATATGAAATGTTTTGCAAGTGGTTGTGGGCATCCGCCAATACCCCTCCTTTTATGACTCTTTTTGAACATCAAGGGAAGGAATATGTTGATGGTGCAATTTTGCAACACATCCCTATACAAGCTGCTATTGATGCGGGAGCCACTGAAATAGATGTTATTGTATTACGTCCTGAAAAATTTGGTGCAACAGCTAAAAACAAGACAAAAAATGTCATTCATCTCTCAAATAAACTAATTCGAATGATGCAACGTAAAATATCACAAACGAATGTTGAAATGGCTCAATTAGAAGCTAATAAGAGAGATGTTAAAATAAACATTATATACACGCCTTATCGACTAACTGAAAATTCGCTCGTTTTTGACAAAGAACAAATGTTAAAATGGTGGGAAGAAGGTTATGAATTCGCAAAGGAGGGGAATATGAGACAGTATAAACTTTCTAAACGGAATGTAATACGTGAGATAGAATAACTCGCCTATTTATAAAAAAAGCTCTTAAAATGGCATATAGAACAGGAGACACTATCTATCAAAACATTGTTTCAACCGATTCCAGTAATAATGTGGAGTCTGGGGCAACTTTCGTTAACAAGCTTTATCGAAATGGCTCTTTATATGCTGGCGCCACTCTTAATTTTGCCATATCTGATGCTCCAAGAGGAGTTTATACAGCAAGTTTTTCAGCTTCAACCATTGGAGAATATCAAATATATTTTAATAACATCACAACAAACACAATTTACATGTCTGGTATATTCAGCTTTAAATCTTCTGAAAATATATCGACAAGCATCTATATAGGTTCCTAATAGCTGAAAGTAAGGCAAAAATGACTAATTCTAAGCTATTTAGTGTTGATACAACCCTTTATGGAACAAACTAAGATATTAGACAAGGAAGCTGAATTAATGGAGTGTTCGATGGACCCTATTTACTTTATTAACAGTTTTTGTTATGCCTATGATGTACTAAAAGACCAGCAAGCCAACATTAAGTGTTTTGATTATCAAGAGAGAGTTCTGGATTCATACATGGACCACAAATGGAATGTGATTTTAAAGTCACGTCAAACTGGTTTATCAGTAATTACCGCATGTTATGTTGCCTGGAGAATGATATTTGGTCTGGATGAGACAATCGTAATTATCGCCAACAACCAAGACGGCGCAGTTAGATTTCTAAAACACGTCAAGAATGTTTTTATCAATCTTCCTGATTTTATTTATAGTAAAAACCGCGATGAAGTTTCTATGGCTACGATGAAAATCGAGCACGCCAATGGGAATATTGCAATCGCTAAGGCAGCTGGTAAAAACGCAGGTCGTGGAGACGCTCCTACTCTCTTAATATTAGATGAGTGGGCGTTTGTTAAAGACGACGATGATATCTGGACAGCCGCAGCCCCTTCTTTATCGCAAACAGAAGGAGACTGTATTGTTATTTCAACACCAAACGGAACAGGTAATCTATATCACAAGTTCTGGGTCGACGCCGCACGCGGAGATGGTGCCTTCAACCCAATTAAGGTTCACTGGACCGAAAACCCAAAATCAGCTATTGATTTAGAGTATAGAGAAGACTCAAAAGGTATTTTAAAACCTTGGAGCCCTTGGTATGAAAAGCGATGTAAAGAAGTTCAGTATGATGGAGTTAAAATAGCACAGGAGCTTGACTTATCATTTGAAGGTTCCAAGTTGTTAGCGTTGGACCCAGATTTAATTGCCAGACAACGACAGCGAATTGAGACTGAAAACATCAGGCCCGTCGTGTATTTTGATGTGACAGCAGAAAGTCATAATCTAGTTGGGACTGTCCAGCCTTGTCATATTTTCGAAGCACCAAAACTACAGGCTAAATATATTGTGGCTTGCGACGTTGCTTATAGAGGAGATGATTATTCAACTATTCAAGTTTTAGATGTAGACACTCTTAATCAAGTAGCGGAATACCAGGGTAAATGTGACCCAGATGTGTTCGCTCGTTACATTGAGAAAATTGCAATGTACTACAATACGGCGTTTGTGGTTGTCGAGGCCAACAATCACGGCCTCGTAACATGTTTTGAACTGAGAAATCAACTTAAATATCCAAGACTTTATGAATCAAAATCTATCAAAGAAATCCATGTTCGATGGATTGATTATAAAGTAAATCCAGGCGATGGGATTCCAGGGTTTCAGACGACAGCACAATCTAGACCAGGATTAGTAAACGCTATGCGTGAAGCATTTAGAGAAACCACAGCCACTGTGAACTCAATTCGGTTAATTGGCGAGATGGAAACGTTTGTTAGAAATCTCAAAAAGAACGGAAAAGAGGAAGCTGAGAAAGGATATCACGATGACTTAGTTATGGCTTATGGTATTGCCCTTTATATTAGACAGACAGAGTATTATAATGTGGTTAATGCTAAGAATATGTACAAATCTATGCTTGAAGCCATGACTTTCAACGCTAGTTCTTCCGAAGGGGCAGAAGAAACTCCAGACGAGAAAACACAAAGGTTGCGGGATAAAAAAGATTTTGATGAAAATTTTATCCCTCCAGGAGCAGGAGGATTATGGTTAGGAAGCGACGATGAAGCTGATGAAGACGACCCAAACGACCTTTCATGGCTGGTTGGGTGATGCAAAGAGGCATGAAATAAAAAATAAAAATGGCACAAGAAAGCAATAATAGTATATTTCAAAGAGTCTATGACGCTGTTAACAATAACAAGCGACGCACTCCTCCTATGGACGCACAAGGGCAACCGCCTGGAATATCCACTCCCTCGCAAGGTCTTTTTGGTTCATTAGAGGATTTTCAACAGCAGTACCTTGATTGGCAAGTAAATAAAATCAGTCATGACCTATACACCAGAACTATTTATTATGACACAGACCGTGTCAATTCTTATCATGATTATCGTGCAATGGACCAGTCTCCAGAGGTGTCTGCCGCATTAGATATAATTCGAGACGAATGTCTCACAAGAAACGAGCGTGGAAACATTTTAGAGGTTTATAGCTCCAATGATAGAATCAAATCTAAGTTAGATGATTTATTCCATAACAGAATGAATATCGATTACAATTTGAGTTTATGGATTAGAGACCTTATTAAGTATGGAGATTATTTCGTTCACTTACATGTCCATAAAGACGAAGGTATTTATGACTTCATGACTCTTCCTCAAGAAGAAATTCACCGTGAAGAAGGATTCGATGGAACAGCAAGTTCTGTACGTTTCCGCTGGGAAACAACGCAAGATTACTTTGAATCGTGGCAGGTTGCCCATTTCAGGCTTATTGAGGATACTAGAAAACTTCCTTACGGACGGTGCTTGAAGCACGACACTTATATAGAGACAAGTACAGGGTATAAGTTTATAAAAGATATAGAGAAAGGAGATTTAGTTTTTTCATTTAACTCTGACACACAAAAAAAAGAAGTCACAAAAGTCTTAGATACAATTTGTTCTGGTGAAAAAGAAATTATAAAGATTAGAACAAAGAATAATGAAATAGAAACCTCTGAGGAGCACAGTTTTATGGTGTACGAGGATGGTGGGTTCGTATACAAACAAGTTGACGATTTAAGATTAGGAAATCTGCTTGTTATAGATTCTGGAGAAAACCCTTCAGGGGTAGATATTTTTTTAAATAAAGAACTAAAAGAAGAGAGAAACTTCAACGGATATAAAAACAACATTGATTTAATCCCTGATGTTGTTGATGTTGATTTTGCAAGGCTATGGGGTTTTTTACTAGGAGATGGATGGGTTTTTAACGATTCTGTTTTTTTTGCACGAGGTATTGACGAATCTTTAAATAAAAAATACGCTTCACTTTTGAAGAAGTTTTCAGGAAAAGACACTATAAACCTTAAA